ACATTCATCTAAATCACAAGTTTCCATTTGAAGTTGCATTTGTATCCAATATTCTTTTTTAGGGATGCTATCTATTTCACGACTTACTACATTTTTAATTTCCAACATTCTTCCAAATCGTTCATTAATGTTTCCGTCAAAATTTAAAGGATTTATATTTATTCCATCTGGTGATGCTCCTATGAACGAATATTTTGAATGTTGAATACATCCATAATCTCCTATTTTAGTATTATATTGTTTTTCATATAATAGTACAGAAAGAGGTTCATATTTCTGACCCCAATGCAACGGTGAATCCACATTCACTACACTTACACGTTTAGAAAATATGTATCCAAAAGCTTCGCTCTCTATAGCAACATCATTTGGATCAACTTTTTGAAAGGTTGAACATTTTTCATAAATAAGAGAGTTCTGTAAAGCCTGACTTTCAAATGCTTTATAAGCATTACTTGCTGTAATTAAATTATTACGAAATTTATACCATTCTGGTGTGCGTTGTTCTGGTTGAATAATATTATTCAAATAATTTATTTTATCTTGAATTATTTTATTATTAATAATAGGTTTATTGGGTCTAGTAAATGTTGTTGAATACGATCGTTTTGGAATTATTTGCATATAAAATATTTCTGACGCTATTTCAATAAGTTCAATAATATCTTCATCTAATTCATCGACATCGTTACCATCATCATATTTTTTTAGTATTTGTTTTTTTTCAATTAATGTTTCAATCATTAAAATTTTAATTTCATCGATCATGTCTTCGTGAAAATCTGGGTCGGATATTGCCGTTGGGAATTCATTAATATAATCAGTCATTAATTGAATACTTGTTTCAACAACTTCACATTCATTTTGAATTGTTAATGTATCTTTATTAAGATCTTCATTATTAATATCTTCATCTTCATAGCAAAGCATTATAATTATATTCATATAATTATATTTATATCATTATAATTATATCAATTTTTTATATAGCTATAGAGTTAATATTTTTAATGGTTGAAGCATTTGTCTTTTTAGTGGGTGGTAAACTTTTTAAGGTATTTACGCGTTTTTCTATATTTTTCAAAGTAAAATGTTTGGAAGTTTTAATAAATGTTAAAGAAGGAATTTCTTTGATTTCTCCTGTTAATTTATCATAATCAACATCTTTAACTCTTTGTAATTTTTTTCTATCCAAACAATCATTTAAAAAAGTAACTAACAATATATTTTCTTCATCATCGTAATTATTTTCTTTTGTAAATCTTTCGGCAAAAGTTTTCATTTTTTTAATTTTAGTAGTTTTATCTAATTTACCCCAAGTTTCATTTTGATTTGTTGTTTTATTATCTTCCAAAAATTTATCCAAATTTGCCAAGTCGTTATTTGATTTTTTAGCTTCTGGTAAAACATTACCACTTAAAAGCATAGTCTTATATTTAATATTTTTCAATTCAATACATTCTTCAAATTTTTCAACCTTATCAACCTTTAAGAAAGGTTGATCCAAACAGCTTCGCTCTACTTCCGAGTCTGATTCTGATTCTTTTTCGATATGTTCCATATATATAGTTATATAAATTTAAGTTTAAACCCTTTTTATTATATAACTATATATGGATTCCGTTAAAGATAAGGCTGAAAAATCAGACTCGGAAGTAGAGCGAAGCTGTTTGGATCAACCTTTCTTAAAGGTTGATAAGGTTGAGTTGAGAAAAATAACAATCGAAGGAACTAATAATCGTTATCAAGTTAAAAAAGCTATGAAAACAATAATTAAACCTACAAAATTAAAAATACAACCAACAATTGAATCTAAAATAAATGGATATAAACAACAAGATAATAAAAGAAATATATTTGATTGTGAAAAATTTGTAACAATCGAGTATGTTAAAGATTTATTTAAAATAACAAATAATATTTGTTATTATTGTAAAGAAACCGTAATGTTAGATTATAATATAGCGAGAGAAATGAAACAATGGTCTTTAGATAGAATTGATAATGATAAAGGTCATAATATAGATAATGTAATTATTGCTTGTTTAGAATGCAATTTAAAAAGAAGAAGAAGAAATATGGATGATTTTTATAATATAAAAAATATGAATATTATTCGGTTAGAATAGGATTAATTTTTTAAATCCTTACACATAATTAATAATGAACAATTGAAATGAAAATTAATAAATAAGTAATAAATAAGTAATAAATAAGGTATAATAAATAAGGTATAATAAATAAGGTATAATAAATAAGGTATAATAAATAAGTAATATATAAGTATTTAAAAACTAATTATTATTAATATTATTACTATTATGTCAAACGTAAGTTATACTTCTAGAACAGATTTGTTATTAAAAAATCTATTAGATTATTATAAAAACGAAACAAACTTAAATAAAATGTTGAAAATTATCACAGGGGAATCCAAAATATCATTACGAATCGTCGATTGGTTCGCAACTAATTATGCTAAAAAGTATTTCACGCTTTATAATGTTTCTAATGAAAATGGAGACCTAGTTAAAAGGTTTAAGGTTTATAACGATTATAAATTGAAATTAAAAGCATATTCGAAATTTTTTTTCGATCCTTTTTGTAGATGGAGCCGAATTTCCATACCTTATAAAGAAAATTCGTATATTGAGACCACTATCGGACAACTCAATTTTTTCAAATGGACTATCGATAATAAAATGTTGGAATATATCGAAGAACATTTTGATGATATTGAACTGGATATGAACTCAAGAAATTCCACAAGTAAAAAGAAAGAATTATCTATTGATAATAAGAGCACCAGAAAGAAGAGAGAAGAATTGTCTATATCTGCTAGTAAATCAATCAAGAAAGAAAACGTTGAGATCATATTAAGCTTTAATTAGATACTTATTTTTCATTTAATATATAATTAAGCAAAGGTATTTAAAAAGAATACATTATATACATATATAACCATATGGAACAGTTAAATATTGTTGAACTTATTGAGAACAATCCAATCACAAAGCTTACAAACACATATAATATTAAATTATTAGATAAAATTAAATCAAGATTTACTGATTTTGAATCACATTTATTCGTAAGTAGTTTTTATTGTTATTTAAATTATGATAGAACAAAAGATTTTGTTATTGATTTAGATGAAGTATAAAAATGGTTAGGATTTAGTTCAAAGCAAAATGCTATTAAACTTTTAGAGAAAAATTTTAAAATTGGAGAAGATTATAATAATTCGGCGCTTAATCTGCAACATAAGCGCCAAAAAAGTAATGATGGCGGACAAAATATAAAAAAATAATGTTAAATATCCGTTGTTTTAAATCATATTGTTTAAAAGCAGGAACAAAAAAAGCATCACAAATTCATGATTATTATATAAATTTGGAAGAAATTATTCAAGAAGTTGTAGATGAAGAAAGTACCGAATTGAAATTACAATTACAACAAAAAGACAATAAAATATTAGAAATAAAAGAAGTAACTGAAAAAGAAAAATATGAATTATTAGAAAAAACCATTTTATTACAATTTCCAGTAAATACTGAATGTATTTATATTGGAAAAATAGATGATAAAACACTTGGAAAACCAAATAGTAAAATGTATCATGAATCTCTTATTAAGTTCGGACAATCTAATGAATTAATTAATCGTGTAAAAGACCATAAAAAGAGTTATACTAATTTTAAATTAATAGCTGCATTTAAAGTAAATAATAAGATAGAAATTGAGAATTCAATTAAACGACATCCAATTTTGAAAGAAAGAATACGTTCATTAGAATTACCAAGCGGTAATTACAAAGAATTATTAGCATTAGATGATGAAGATTATACATTAGAAAAAATAATTGAATTAATTGAAAGTGTTATTAGAGATAGACAGTATAATGTAGAAAATTATAATTTAATGATTGAACAAAATTATGAATTAGAAAATGAAGTAAGAAGATTAGTTAAAGAAAATAAAATTTTAATTGATAAAAAAGAAGAATTAGAATTAAAATTACAAAATATTAAACCAGATAATTTAACATTTATGAAATATAAACCACAAGAACAACATATGCATAATAATAATGGATATTTTTTATATGCTTTTGAATATGAAGAACATAAATATAAATGTTCTCTTGTTAAACCTAAAGATTTTGAACAAGTTACAACAAATTTAAAAATGGTTTATCCAACTGGTAAAATGGTTTATAATAATAAAGTTTTTTATTCATTTTCAGAAAAAATTATGCAGGTGTTAATGAAAAAAATATTAGTAACTCATAGTATCAATAATTATAGCGGTTCATTTGAAAATATAAAAAATATTATAGAGGTTACCGTAAAATTAGAAAAAACAATATTTGATAACTGTAATGATTTGTCAAAATTAACGGATCTATTAGACGGTAATATTTCTCAAAATCAAAAAATAGAAAATCCAGAAGTTCCTATACAACGAAAAGCTAAAAGAGCTATAGATCAAATAAATATAGTTACAGATAAAGTTATACAATCATATGAAAGTATAGAAGCCGCTGGACGATCAATTGGGTGTACTGGTTCTGCAATTGGTATCGCACTTCGTAATAAAACTATATCACAATGATTTCTCTGGAGATATGCTGGTATATCAAAAGAAGAACAATTTTTAGATCAACCTGTTATAAAATATAATTGTAAAACCGGAGAACAAAAAAATTTAATAATATAGCTGATGCAGCAAAAGATTCTGATATATCTGCTCCTGGTTTGAGAAATAGAATCTTAACACACGTTTATTATAATGATTTCCATTGGGAATTTGATAAAAATTCAACGCATTATAAATAAAGTATTATTTGGTTATGATAATATATAAAAAAATTGAAATACTTTAATTAGTATAAATATATTATACTAATTAACAAGAATGGATAGACGAGTATCAAACGAAATTAAAACATTATTAACTAAATATCCTGATATCTCGGATATTAATGTTTGTCATACAAAAGATAGTCAAACTGTTAAATTTCAAAATAAAACATTTATATTGTCAAAAGATTATCCTTTTATCGCTCCAAAAGTATTAATAGATGACAAACCATATCTCTCGTTTTTAAAAACATATTCCATAAGAGTGTTAAGACTTCTATACAAAAATAATAGAGATTGTCTTTGTTGTTCTACGATATTGTGTAATAATTGGAGTCCTGCTCATTCAATTGATACAGTATTAATAGAAATCGGTATTATAAATATGTTGAAAAGACGTATTAAATATCAAATATTTTTAGAAGAAATTAATTGTCCTGAATATATTTCATATAATATACTATCCTATTTATAGGTGTCACATACCTAAAGATTTTAATCTCTCTTCTATATTATATATAGTCATTAATTTCCTACTAATAATATATGCTCTAAATTCTTTATTACATTTTTTATTACAACAAATACGAAATGTTTCATCGTCAAACAACATATTGTTGGACTTTGAATAATTACAATACGGACAACGAAGAGAAAATTTAACCTTTAAATTATAATAATTATAATATTTATTTTTTTCAGAAGTTACTGGATCTTGATATTGGTCTTGATATTTATTTAATTTTAATTCTAGATTCATTCCTAATAAATGAAATATAGAAAATATTTAAATAGTATAAATTTAAATAGTATAAATTTATACTATTTATTAAATGAATTTATTTTTACAACATTTTCGTTTCATCCTTCTTGATATTTTTTTAGCAGTGCCTTTACTCCAACACCAAAAACCCTTTTTAGGATTTATACAACATGTTTCTTTTTTACTTTTAACTAAACGACAAGTTTTATTTTTCCACATTTGATATATAAAAATATATTTATAAAAAATTGAAGTATATTAAATAAAGTATTTAACAATTACTCTTGTTGTCATAATGTTTAACGTCTCATTTATTACTTTATTGATTATTATCATTCGTATGGGAGAACCGCGAATGATGTTGTCGAGTTCAAGTAGAGGTAGAAGAAATCGCCGAACTACCTATATTCAACAATATAATAGATATAACGAGCTGGTTGCTGTTTATGAAAATTTGTGTGGAAAAGGTATGTATCCGATAGAGTTTACATCACATATTTTAAATTGTGGTGATATATCACAATTCAACAAAGATGCAAACATACGCAGAATACAAAAAATAGAAGCAAACGATGGCGTAGCAAAATGTATAATGATGTTAGTGATTTGTACATTTACAATCTTTATCGGTATATGTGCTTTGTGTTCATAAATTACAATAACAAATCTATATAAACACACACAATTTTACTATTTCAAATGATATAAAGATATTAACTAGTTTTCATCGTCATCATAGTCATCATCACTATCATATTTTTTTACATAACGAATCGACCAACGACATAACGGACATACTTTTTTTTTCAATTGTATCCAACAAGGAAAGCAAAGCGTATGTCCACAAGCCGTTTTTGTTTCTGTTTCTTGTGATAAACATACGCAACACGTTTCTAATTTTGGAGTTTCTATAAATTTTGCAAAACAATTGACTTCTGCTATTTTAATATCAGATGCCATTTTATATATAAATTTTCCACTCACTTTATCAAATATAAGTTCTTCAAGTAAAACATAATAAATATCTTGTAAAAATTCAGCCAAATTATTAATAGTAAATGTAAAATCTTTATATTTATTTTTATAACAACAGTCAAATACAGAAGAACAATTGAAATAACTATAAAGAGATTCTTCGTGATCTGTATCATCTGCATGATTAACCAATTGTCTATCTTTTATGTCAATATCCCAAAATTGGTCGTCATTAATTATAATATTCATTATACAAGGAAATCCATCAATTATAACATTTATACTATGTTTCAATACATTTGAATTACTTACTTTTATAATTTTTTTAGTTAATTGTGTTGACAATTCTATAAAACAATCCTCCAATACTATCTTTATAATATTTTTATAACCAAATATAAATGACCTTTTAGGTAGTTCTTCCATTTGTCCGTCTTCTATATCACAAGCTACGTGTGACAATTGATACATCTCATTAGTTACGGTAGATTCATTCATTTTGATAATATTAATAATGATAATGATAATACATAATTATATTTCAAGATCAATTTTTTTATATTCTTTTAGTAGCGTATTTTTTGGATCATCATTTTCTATCTATTATGAAAGATAATGGGAAATTTTCAATCAAATATTCAAAAAATAAATTTTGAAGATATGCAATCTGTATGTAAAAATACCGAAATATATTTATTAATAAATACTTTGCCGGATTTCGAACAAAAATGTTTAATTAAAGGAACTATTAATGCCACTCAAGAAGAAGGATTAATCACTAAACATTTAACTAAAAATAAAAATATACAGATTATCGTTTATGGACGAAATTGTAATGATGAAACGGTTTATAACAAATTCAAACAACTAAAGACTCTAGGATTTCTAAATATATTTATTTATACCGGTGGAATGTTCGAATGGTTAATGTTGCAGGATATTTATGGATTTGAAGATTTTCCAACAACAATAAAAGAACTAGACTTTATAAAATATAATTGTAAGCCGATGTTAAATGTTAGATTATTAGGATTATAAAATCTTCACAAATAATAAAATTAATTTAATTTATTTTTTATTTTTTATTTTTTATTTTTTATTTTTTATTTTTTATTTTTTATTTTTTATTTTTTATTATTAAATTGATAAACACGAACTGAATTATCATTTTTATCAAATATTACATTATAAGCATAATGGCTATAATAACTTTTACTTAAGAATAAATTTATATCTTTTTTTTTAAATTCATTTTCTAATACATTTAAATTAGAACAATTTATCGGGTAAAATAAAAATTGATTTGTTGATGCAAATAAAAAAGAATTTTTGGATACATTTTCATCATCTTCTATACATTTTTTTAAATTATTTACAAGATCGTTACAAATCAACTCATTATCTTTATCTTTATATTTATCTTTATCTTTATCTTTATAATTGTCGTGAATATCCATTTATATTAATTCTAAATAATTATATTTATATCATTATTTATATCATTATGCCCGAATTAATTGTTAAATGTCCAAATTGTAATGAAATTATTATTATTGAACAATTAAATTGTTGTATTTTTAGACACGCTATTATGAAAAATACAGGAATACAAATTGATCCACACTCATCTAAAGAGGTTTGTGACAAATTATTTAACGACAAACTTATTTTTGGTTGTGGAAATCCATTTAAAATAATTATTAATGGAGAGAAAATAACTGTAGAAAAATGTGGATACATCTAATTCCACCTTCTCAACCTTCTCAACCTTTAAGAAAGGTTGATCCAAACAACTTCGTTCTTTTTGCAGTTGCTTGATTCAAATACTTATTCGTATGTCTTCTCTCCGTGAATCTATTCCAAGACTCTATTTCTTCCAAGAATTATTATTTATAAATAATATTCTTGATAACTTTATACTCTTCAAAATAATTTACGGAGAGAAGACATACGAATAAGTATTTGAATCAAGCAACTGCAAAAGAACGAAGTTGTTTGGATCAACCTTTTTTAAAGGTTGAGTTTGGATCAACCTTTTTTAAAGGTTGAGTATTTTTTACAGTCTTCACTATAACACATCAGCCATAAATTATTATAACAATCCACCATACTCAGTTTAACAACATTATCAAATATAGTACTTGTTTTTACTACTTCTTCGTGATACTCTTGTAAATGATAACCCGGTATCTTTGAATTCATATGATGTACGTGATGATATTCAACTCCCATAAAAAAGTATTTAGAATAGTATGGAAATTGTATAAATGAACTGCCTATTATACCACTATCTTTCATACTCCATTTATTATTTTCTACTACATATGGCGGATTAAACGTATGTTGATTATGAAATATTATAAACTCGTTAATATTGCTTATCCAAAGAGATAATATATAATAATTTAATACTTCGTATTTTTTCAAATAATAATATAATACAAATATTCCAATATTATTTATAGAATGATTTATAATAATATATCCCAAAGATCCTCTTATTTTATATCCATAATATAACTTCTTTGTTATATACATAAAGCGTTGTAAAATGGAAAAATAAACAAATGGAAAAAGAATAAAAAATACTATAGGGTGTTTATAAACCCTATACCAAAATTTTCCTATTTCCGAAAACTTATTATACTGTTTTTCCGTGTAATTAACCGTCTCGTTGAAGAAATAATGCATCTTATTATCTAAATTTCCGTTCGTTAAATGATGAGTGTCGTGATCTAATATCCAATTTGGACTGGCGTGAATTAGAACTCCTGTAACAGTCGCTAATACATAATTCAGAGATTTATTTGGTGTATATGAATTATGAACGCAATCGTGGAAAACTATAAATGTTCTATTTAACATCAACGTCAATAACGGAATTAAAAATGGAAGTAATAATTGATACTTTTTATTAAATAATTGGAAAATTATATACAAAAAAAAAGAATGTATTGAAAAATCTATTAATGCTGTATTATAATTCGACTTGTATTTATTATATAATATACTATGTCTTATAGTTATTAAATCTTTTATCATTATTTATATATCTATTGTTAAAGTTCTAAATCATTTATTATAATATTATTTTACTAATAATAAATCCATATAAAAACATTTTAAAATTCATTATATTACACCATAATAGCTTCATAATGAATATTAAAATAACTGTAACTGAAAATGAAAATGAAAATGAAAATGAAAATGAAAATGAAATTTTACAGAAACTTATCAATATTATAACGGATGTGGAATTATTGGAAAAAGAATTTTTACAAGAATATGAAGGATTTATTGAAAATTTGAATATTGATTTTGTGAAACGGTTTCCGAAAGGACGACCTACTAAATATATAGTAGATGATCAAAAAAGATATATTAAACGCGTTTATAATAAAACTTATTATAACAAAAAAAAGAGGAATTTTTAAATCTTTATCTTTATAATTATAATTATCTTTATCTTTATTTATCTTTTTATTGTTTGCATAGCTGTATATACACAATTATTAAATGAAGCTGGTATAGTTATACTTTGACTACCAGTCAAAGACGTATTTACTGCCATAGTTTGCTTTGGTGTAAATATATTATTATTAAATGAACTTGGTATAGTTATACTTTGATTACCAAACGTATTTGTATTTATTGGAAATGTTTGCATTGACTTGTATACGCCATTATTAAGTGAACTTGGAAAATTAAAATTACTATTCATTATAATATTATATTTTCTTTATATTGTTTAACATAATTGTTATCATAATTGTTATCATAATTGTTATCATAATTGTTTATCTTTTCGATTTGTGTAATCCTACCAGAGGAGTTTATCTGCTAAAAACCCGTTAGACCCTTTAATATGTCTATCTTTCTGATGTCGTATCCTATACAATCTCCTCCTTGTTTTTGCGAAATTTAATCCGTTTTTATTTATATATGTTGGAAAATCGTTCATACCACGAGCTCCAACCGAGGCAATCTTTTTTCCATTCTTAAATACATCTATTTTTTTGGTATTATTTGTTGAATGTTTTACAGTTACGCCTAATTTTTTGGCTTTATTGAATGTATATTTTGTTATATGATATGGTTTTGTATGTGGCATTTATATTATGTATGGAATTTAAATACTTTTGGTTGGGTATTTCTCTCTATGATTTGTTTAAAGTGTTAAAATATTTTGGAAATATATTTATAAATATATATTTTCTTGGTTGAGATTGAGTCTTGGAATTAATTCACGGAGAGAAAGAATGAATATAAGTATTTGAATTTTGGTGGATAAATAAACTTATAATAAATATGTATTTAACTTATATTGTTCTGTAATAATAATCACCAAACATAACTTCATTTTTACAAGATTGGCTCATCTTTGATGGAGTGATTTTTTCATCTGCAGCTGCTTTCGCAATTGTTTCCCAAGTGTTAATAACACCACCAGTTTTAACATCTATTTTTTCAACTTTTTTACCTGTTGACGATGTTGTTTTTCTAAAATACGGGTCTGCGCTTTTTAAATCCAATCCATAATATCCATTATGAGCACTTTTATCAGTTTGAATAAATAATGTTCCTTTTTGTACATAAGGACATAAACTTAAATATTTTTTTAATTCTTCCAATTCATTATCATTTATAGGGATTTGCATTTTAGTTTTATATCTTACATATTCTTCTGTTATTTTTGAAATAGGAATACGACTATTTGGTGAAAAGCTGCAAGTTTCAAATATAAATGTTTCTGTTAAATCATTTACTAATATTTTTGTATATTCAAGTGGTTTTAACATTACACCGACGAATCCATGAACCATTTGATCTTTATCCTGACTCTTCAATCTTGTTGCTATAAATCTTGTTTTTAAATATGTATTGAAAGCTTCATTTGTAACTCTGGTTGGTTTAATACCGTTCCAAATACGAAATTGAGCTATTATTTCATTTGAATCAACTTCAACATCTTTTCTAACAATACAACAATCAAGTATAAATTTATTAAAATTTTGAGTTAATTCAGTATCATCTATGAGTGTATGTTGTTGAATACTAATTTGATTTTCATTATTGATTGATTCAATTGAATTCTTATAGTTTTCAATAGTTTCTTTTAATTCATTTATTTCTAATTGTTGTTTATCATTTTTTAATTTTAAACTATCAATCAAATCATTTAATTCTTTATTTTCAATTTCTTTTAACTGTTTATTCTCAATTATTAAACTTTCATTTATTTTTAATATTTTATTATAATTGTCTATACAAAATATATTGATGAATCAATTCTTCAATATATTTTGTTAATCTTGAAATTGTAAAATTGATATCATCATACGCAATAGTTTCGGTTCTATTTTCATCATTTTCATCTTTAATTTTTCTAATTTGTCTTCTAATTTGTTTATGTTCTTTTATTTCAGATTCAATTTTAGTACTATTTATAACTTTAAATGCTTTTATTAATATAAAATTAGAATATGTTTTTCTATGATCTCTTACTCTAGTTAATAAATAATGTGTACGTCCAAATTTAATTAGTTTTTCTCCATTTTCATTTGTATTATATATAATTCCAAAATAAATACAATCTGTATTTTTTGGAAATTGAGAAATTAACGTTTCTTCAACTGCTTTGTATTTTTCTTGTTTCGAAGTTAACATTAATTTTTCTTTTTCTTTATCTTTTTCCAAAATAATATTTTCTTTTTGTTCCAATTGAAGTTTTAATTCAATTGTTTCTTCATCAAGAGTTTCTTGTAATACTTCTTCCAATTTCATATAATATTCGTGAATTTCTGATGCTTTTTTAGTTTGAGATTTTAAGCATAATGATTTAAAACATTTAATAGTTAACATTATTTTTTTAATATTTTGACCACCATGTTTTTCTTCTAAACTCGCTTTCCCTGTTGGTAAAGCGGATTTTTTGTAATCTTTATCAATAACAAAATGTTTTTCTAATAATGACAACGCTTTTACTTTTTGATTAAATCCTAACCATTTCCATACATCATCTAAATCAACTTCAAGTGTCTTATCATATTTTAAGTAACAATAAAAGCTACTTATAAATAATTGTTGTTCAAATCCAGTAAAACTCTCTTTAATTTTACTCAATAATTTTGAATTATATGTGTCTGTAAGCTTTGTGATTGGATTGCTCTCAATAAGTTCAACGATATTTAACTGTTCCATACGGTTATATATGTAATGTATTCTCTTTAAGTGTTTTTGCTTTTTAAATATATAAGCGGGTTTCATGAAAGCGAAAAGTTCTTAAAGAGTAGTTACTTATAATATTTGTAAGCAAAGGCATCTTACCACTTTCCATTAGTCCCCTTCTTCACAGTTATCTTTTGGCTGTTCTTTTTGCGTGCGCTTGGATCAAAACTCTCTCCTTCATCATCACTTCCTATATCTTTGGATAAATCCCAAAATGCTTTTGACCCTAATTTGAAGTCTTTATGGTCATCTGCTTTATACCAAAATACTTGGTCGTGTAATTTATTGGATTTTGTAGTATTATCTATCACCAAACATTCATAATTTTCAGTTGTTTGATCCATTACCTGACAAAAGCTCTCAAACGTTGGAAACATTCCACAATAATTTTCAAATATTCGACGCTTATTTGCCAAAATAGGCTCTCGTAAAATAAAAACATAATCAATATTTGTTCGCAAAATAGGTGGTACTCCTAAAGGAAATTGAAGTGCTATAATAAGTAGCACTTTCCAATGACGCCCGTTCATAAACAAGAGCCTCATCATCTTATCTCTCGACCATGTGTTGTCATATAAGCAGTCGTCAAGGATAACAAAAGTTCTTGGATCAATATTTGTCTTTTTAAAAGCTTCTAGTTCCTTCTTAACTTGTTTTAATACAGAACGTTGACGTTTAAGAATATTTTCTATGATTGCTGTATTATATTCCCCGTGTATGAATAATTTTGGAACAACTTTCCCATAGAACCCGTTAGCTTCTTCGGTCCCAGCAATAACAACTCCAATAGGGACATCTTGATGGTAGTATAGAAGATCTCTAATTAAAAAAGTTTTACCAGACCCTCGTTTTCCCAATAGAATTATAACTGGACCGGTTGATTCATTCGGTTTAAAAGTAATGGATTTCATCGAGAACCGTTTTAATTCAAGTGACATTAATTATATATCATTAATGTTTATAAAATATAGAATAAACTCAACTCAACCTTTTATTAACAAATGTCAAATGAAATGTCAAATGAAATAGTAAATACCATTTATTGTTAATGTTTTTGATGGTATAATTTAGCGATTCCAATCAAAGTGAATACTTATCGTTTACTATGGCTTCACTTTTTCTAAAAGTGGAATTGAGTTAATTATTAATATAATTAATATATTATTTAGCTAAATATGAATTTGAATCTTGTTGAATATAAGAAACGAAAAAATGGTGAATTATTTACTAGTTTTCAAAAAAAGTTGAATTGTTCCAGTATCCAGAATTACATCCCAATTTATAATAAATTTTTTACTTTAAATGATACCAATTATAATTCGGTTAATTTAAATAATCGGTATTATATTCAAGATATAATAAATAAAAAACAGGATAAAAATAAAGATACAGAACTATTTCCACTTTATAAATGTTTCTTGAAGGATTGTTTAGATGATACCGTAAAATTGGAGAGAAATGTATTTTTTAAAATGGCTCCTTTGTTAGATCCTTTTAAATTCATAATAGGTAAGTATAATCTATCTGATCCGACTATTTATAACTTGCCAAAATTTACGGATTCAATAGATACTTATCCCAAATTGAAAGACGAAAATAACGCATCATATGTTGACGGATTATTCTCATTTTTATCAAGCAAATTAATACATACTCATAATTTTATTAATGGTGTGGATTATTATGGGTCGTTTTTAGCAATTAAAAAGGATTTTAAATTTAATATTGCCGACGATTTAGAATATTTATGCCAATCAGATTTCTTTAAACAGAACAAAAATAAACCCGACATATTTTTAGTTGATGATTATGATTTTCTAATCGAAGATGAAAACATCGGGTTGAAACCAATTAAGATAGCGAATAATTCTAATAAATCTAATTTATCAATTCATTCTATTGATGATGAGATGTATAAAGATTTATTTGAAGATGAAAATACAGAAGTGAATAAATCTGATGATAAAACAGATGATAAACATATTACATTAAATGATTTGGTTGGAGAAGGACTAGTAGATCTAACCAATACTTCTTTTTTCTCAGAATTACAGACAACTCTAAAATCAAACTCTACTTGTTCTTCTAGAACATCTCATACGAGTGAAGATGATAAATTGAATAAATATAAATCCGAATCTGGGTCTGGGTCTGGGTCTGGGTCTAAATCTGGAACTGGGTCTGGGTCTAAATCTGGAACTGGGTCTGGGTCTAAATCTGGAACTGGTTCTTATTCAGGAAGTGATGGAAGTGACATCGTAATAAATGTGACTATTCCAAAATTCCCGATTAATGTCATTTGTATGGAATCTTGTTTAAATACTTTTGATAGTTTGATTATTGATGATAAAATTACAGATGATGAGATGTTAGCAGCGCTTATGCAAATAATTATGATACTGATTACATATCAAAGATGTTATTCATTTACTCATAACGATCTTCATACTAATAACGTAATGTATATTAAAACAGAACTTAAATATATTTATTACTGTTTTAATAAGAAATATTATAGAGTTCCAACATTTGGACGCATTTATAAACTTATTGATTTTGGTCGTTCAATATATAAATATAATAATAATATGTTTGTTAGTGATAGTTATGCACCGGGAAATGATGCCGCAACTCAATACAATTTTGAACCATATATGAACGAAAAAAAACCTAGACTAGAACCTAATTATTCTTTTGACTTGTGTCGATTGGCGTGTTCTATTTATGATTATATAATAGAAGACGTGGATGATTTAAAAAATCCTAAGAAATGTTCACCAATTGAAAAATTGATCAACGAATGGGTTACAGACGATAATGGATTGAATATTTTATATAAAAATAATGGGTTAGAAAGATATCAAGATTTTAAACTTTACAAAATGATTGCAAAGTCAGTACATAATTGCATTCCTGAAAAACAACTGGATCGTGATGAATTTAAGTCTTATCTATATGAGAAAAAGAAAATCGTTAATAATAAAGATATTAAAGTTGTTAATATTGATGTAATTATTTCAACAATTAGTAATAGTTGAAAATGATATATTATTTTATTTAATTAAATAAAATAATGAGTTTAGATAAATTTGGATTTATAATAACAAGACACGTTAATTCTGAAAAAACCAATAGATATTGGAATTTATGTATCAGAAGAATCCGTCATTATTATAATAACAAAATCGTTGTAATTGACGATAAATCCAATCCAGAATTTTTAAAGGCCGATTTCGAATATCGTAATATTGAATACGTTACTTCAGAGTTTCCAGGCAGAGGAGAGCTTCTCCCATACTATTATTTCCATAAGAATAAATATTTTCATAACGCTGTAATATTACACGACTCTGTATTTATTCATCGGAAAATTAAGTTTGATAAATTTGTTCTCCCAATTATCCCAATTTGGCATTTCGACAACATTCAAAAATCAGAAAATGCTTCGAATTCATTACGACTAACAAATGTATTAACAAATAAAGATATCATTCAAAGAAAATTAACAGCAGATATAAATAAACATCAAATATTAAATATAAGTAGTCTAAATCCAATAGATGACAGTACTTGGTATGGATGTTTCGGTTGTATGACTTATATAAGTCATAATTTTTTAACTAGAATTGAAAATAAATATCGTATCTTCAATTTATTACAAGTTGTAACAAACAGACCTGATAGATGTTGTTTAGAAAGAATTATGGGTATAATATTTTGTACCGAATATCCAGAATTATTGAAGATTAAATCTTTATTTGGAAATATATTATTGAAAGATTTTGGTTATACATTTGAGAGATATTGTAATGATTTAACTAGATATAAGACTACGAAATATGCGTTTGTTAAAGTTTGGACTGGAAGATGAATTTTATTCTTGAAAGCTTCAACTATTTAAAATGCTGGATTATCTGTAAAAACTGATGTTGTTTCTCTCAAGGTATTTACATTTTCTTCCATAATAGGTTTCAGTTGATCTACTATAAAATCTCCAGCCAATACACTAAAGTAAACCAATAAAGCATCTCTTACTAAAAACTTTAATGGTTTTGGATCATCTTTATCAAGTAATCGCATTTCAGCGAATTTAATCATACAATAAATAATTGAAATAATTCCAGCGATGACAAAAATACTAACCATTTAATCTTTAAAAAAGGTTTATTCAAAAAGGTTCAATATTATACGAATTCAACTCAACTCAACCTTTAAAAAAGGTTGAGTTGAGTTAGAGGATTTCAATCTCATTTAATAAGAAATCTTTTCCTAAATCAAATCGAGGTTCTTCCAAATAATGAATGTCTAAATTATCTAGTTGAACCTCCTGGTCGAATATTTTTAATTTGTCATTATCTTCATCTTCTGCTTCATCCTTTTTACGTTGAGCATTTCGCATCCCGCTAATTTGCTCCAATCTATCAATATCTTTTGAAGCGACTACTTTGGTTTCGACATTATGAGTATCTCGTACCATATCTACATCATTAAATGTTAAATGATTACTTGTATCTTCAGACAATTCAGGGAATTCTACAACATATTGTGTCGGGTCTGTATAATCGCTTTCCAAATGCGGAACTGTTTTAATTTCAGGAGCTGTTTTTAATAAAGGTTGTTCTTCTTTAATCATATAAGCATTTTCCTTTGCTCTTTCTCTCTCTACATCTTCCATAGTAAGTGGATTTTCAACAACCTGTTCTTTAATTTCTTCAACATAATCTTCTTCAATTGTCTCGTCCATATATGCTCTTAATATTGCTTCAACAGGTATACTTTCACGAACCGTATTCAAAATACATTCTTGTATGATTACTTCGAGCTGTCTTTGGTTTTTCTGTACTTGAATAGGAGGTAATTGTAGTTCGAATAAATAAACATTTTTGTATAATTTTCTGGCACAATTTATATAAATTTTGTGTATAAAATCTTCCAATTTGGGAATATTAATATCAATCTTCTTTTGCTTTGTTCCTACTCGAATCGATGTAAGAAGTTTTAATTGAATAATATGAACACAAGTTACAAGATCTTCTAAATATCCGCAACTGCTTTTGGCTACAATACGGTTCTTTTCTGTTTCTATAATAACTGAATTCCATTTTGGAATTCGTGACAAGAAATTCTGCAGTGTCATTAATACTTTATCTAATTCTGCATTTGATTTACATAATTGAAATGCTTCTTGAAAAATAGAATTAATTCCTTCAATAATTAACGGTGTTAATATATTAACAAGACGAGCAGCCCATTCATTCTTTGCCTCTTGTAAATTACTAGTTATGAAATCGTCCATTAAACTAAGAATATAATTAATTTGATAAATATATACGAAGCTTAAATTAAAATCTGAAATAAATTATTCAACAAATAAATTATTCAACAAATAAATTATTCAACAAATAAATTATTCAACATATACATTATTAATATCTTCTCATTCCTAAATTCTTTTCTAATTTTATTAAACTCGAATAATAATTTATATCTTTTTTCAATAATTAAATTAGGAAAAAAATCATAATTTTCCAATATTTCAATAATATCCAATCCTGAATACCCTTTTTCGTATAAATTTAAAGATAATTCCATTAAATCAATATTTATTATTTTGACCCTTTTAATTTCATTATCAATTTTAATTAATTCTTTTTTCAACCATTCTAGACGTATATTTTTAACATCTTTCATTTTAAAAACGGTTTCTAAATTATATTTGTATAGGTTTATAGTATTTCCATTAATAATTGGTTCTGGTATATAAATTTCACAAAACCTCGACAATATTGGTTTTAATAATTTATATTTATCTTCTACTATAATAAAAAATCGAGTATTATGACTAAATAATTCAATACATCGTCTCAGAGCGGATTGTGCATCTATCGTCAATTTATCAGCATTTGTTAATAATATAGTTTTAAATACATTACCACCGTCTGAATGTATATGTGTTTTAGCAAAGAATTTTAATTCTTCACGAATAAATTTAATTCCTTTTCCGTGAGAGCAATTAACATTCATGACCAACGATTTTATTTTTTCTTTATCCCCTTTATAAATTGAATTGATGAAATTATTAACTATTGTTCTTTTTCCACTTCCAGAAACCCCGTGAAATATTATATTTGGAATTTTATTGATACTAATATAATATTCTAATTTTTCTATTATTGATTCGTGAATTTTTAATGACATTAAATAGTATTATTGTTATTATAACGAATTAGTTTTATATCATTTTCCTGCCGCAGGATCATATGGCTATGTATTTGAATTTAAGAAATAAAGAATGAATATGTATCGCTTCACTATGGCTTCATTTTGAAAATTGGTGGTAAATCAAATTAAATCGAGTACAATAAATAAGGTACAAAATAAAGACTAACTATTAAACTTATTATATTTGCTTCTATTGACATCTTTTGAAAAAATGTATAAAGAATTATAGTTCCAATTATCATCAACGAATCTCCTAATAATATCCATATTCCAAGCTCCTTTGCATAATCTTTAAATGTATCTAATATTCTACTTCTTCCTCTAGGAACCAAATTGAAAAAGAAACTAAATAATAAATCGTGACATATCTGTACTGCTACCGCAATCATACTAAAATAATATATTGAGTATGTCGAAAAAACGAGCGGATAAATATAAAATGCTATTATTAATCCAATTGTGAGACTTAACACATCAGCTAATACTGCTCCTAAATTATATAATTTATACCATTCTCTCAACATTTTAGATTTAAAATGTCTAAAAACGACGAACCACATCACAAATAAATCCGTATTTAACGCCGAATTTATTAAAGCCAAATAATTTATTGGGGTCATATATTACTCAACCTTTATAATTCCACCTTTCAAAAGGTTGATCCACAGCGAAGCGATACAACTTCGTTCTTTTTGGATACACCTTTCTAAAGGGGTATATACATAATTAAATTTTGACAGTATTCAGTCATTTAATTGACGAAGTCTTACATATTTAACTAACACAAGTAGAGGAATTACGTCAACTATTTAAAAAAATTGAAGTTAAATATTTATTATAATATAAAGGTAACTAATTATAACTATAATGAACAATTATTTAGATATACTCGATAATCAATCAATTATCTCTGATATTACAGATATCCAAGATAATTCAATTTCTTCATTTGATCTTCTTCAAAAACAAGAAGATGTAAAAATAAAAATAAAAATAGAAACAGAATTAAATAAACTAACAATTGATTTCTTACACCTTTTCTCATTTCAAACGCCCATTTTGAAATGATAAGTTATATTTATTATAGCATAACATATTTAAAAATATAATACAATATAATATTAAACATGGAAGAAGAATTTAATAAAATGAAACAAGAAATAGAAGAATTAAAAGTTAAAAATACCGAATTAGAAGAAAAATTAAAAACATATACGAATAATCATCGTCATAAAAAATATTATGATAATAATACAGAAATTGTAATACAAAGAGCAAAAAAATATATGGATAAAATAAAAGAAACTAATCCGGAAAAATTAAAAGAATGGCGACATACAGCTTATTTAAATAGAAAGGAAAAGTTGAAACAATCTAATGATGTTGTTTAAATTTTCTTTGTAGAGTTCTAATTGATTTATTTATTTTTTTCCAATCGTGTTCCCACATAACAACTAAATTATACCCATAATCTATAATTTGTTGTTCTCGTTCTAATGTCTTTTGATATAATTCTCCAAACGTTTTATCATTTCTTTTATTTATATCATTTGTATCATACAAATTTGGATTTCCATGCCAAAAATCTCCATGAAATTCATATATTGTATTTGTTTCCTTACAATACCCGTCAGCACTAAATTTTGTATTTTTTATAATATATTCTCCTACATTTTCTGCGTGTTGGATTTGTATATTATACATTTTTTCTTATTTTTTGCTCTGTAAAATGGGCGTTTGAAATGAGAAAAGGTGTAAAAAGTATTAGTAAACAATATAATATAAAATGTGCAATTGGATCTAAAAAAGATGAACGATGTTATCAA